AATTATATTTCTCCTTTTTAGCTTCGTCCCAGTGTGCTAAAATAGAGTACACAAAGAGGCCACTAGTAATAGTGCTTTCTATCGTTTAGCCATATCCTTGAACCAGCCAAAGTTTAGGGGATATGGTTTTTTTAATTTTCAAGCCTGGTAAGAAACCAAGTACTGCTCGAATCGTAAGAAGTTCCATTGGAATCCTTTAAAGTTACCGTTGCAGTGTACAAATGTTCTTTGCTTGAAATAGTGAAGCGTGGTGGGGTTAGCTGAATCATTGTAGTTCCATACTCAGAATCGACCATTTTTTTGCCAGAAAAATCTAAGTCGGCTGAATCAAATGGCGTATAAGTATCTACAAGTGTATCCTCTTCATCATTTTGAATTTTCAAGTGTAGGATATAGTTATTTTTTTTGATATTTATTCCAGCTAATGCCAAGTTAAATCGTATAATTGAAACAGATGGAAGCGTGTCATATGTGAAATGAAAGCATGGCTTATCACCTGCGTGAATTTCATTTGTCGGGTAAATCATTGCTATCTTATTTAAAAATTGTTTATTTAGTTCAGTCATAAATTATCTCCAAAGGAAGTGCTAGAATGTTTAGGCTATTGAAAGTTAAATTTTTCGTTTCCAGACTTAGTTATGATGAATGCGAAAAGTTATATGCGAGTTTACTCATGAGCAGAAACGATAATATAAGTCGTAATCAGGCATTGTTTAAAGCGCGATTTGATTCAAAAAGAGAAGACTTGAAACATGAATTGTTGGAAATTTTAACGTATGGTCCTAGGTAATGCTATTTTAGATTCGTCGGTCGAATCGTAGTAGTAGTTGTGGTGGTAGTTAAATTGTCAGAGTCTGAAGACTTAACTAATGTAGAAATTGAATCCATTTTTGCGGTGACTGCCTTTTTGGCTTCTTCGTCGAAGATTGCTCTGTATTTCTTTGCATCAGGTTCAAGTTCGCTAATCTTATCGGATGCTTTTTCAACAATATACAACGCATTGAGATAGTATAGAAGCAGGAGAATGGAAATGGTAATCGATGTATACAGTAGTACAGCAACCAGTTCACTATGTTTATCAAACGCCCGCCAAAAAGCGAGTGCAAAAATGCTAACCGCTATTCCAATTAGGCTAGGAACAGGCCAAGCGTGCTTGTCAATTAGGAACACCTTCATTTCGTATATTATAATCAATCCACAAAGAGCAGTTAATACTGTTTTACATATACGCATCAGCCATATCCAACTTATTGGCGGGAGGGATATGGCTTTTTATTATTTGGAGTTAGTTATTTTCTACAATTTTGTAAGTCTTTGTGCCGAGAACTTTTCCATCTACACCTTTAGATGCTTTCAACTGTACTGGTGTTGTGGTGTCCGAAAGAGTATAAGCAACTGCGTTTGAAACTGTGCCATTCTTTTTTATTGTCTCAGTTTGAGTATCCAAATATTGATCATCTGGTAATGACGCCACTTCAAGTTCATTCACACTATTTTTATCATTGTCTTGAATTGCAGTGAACACGGCTATCCAAGCAGAGGTTGGGTTTATATCTTTGTTTGTTAAATTAGTTGTATCGTACCAAACAGCAAAAACTGGCTTGTTACCATAAACATTCCCCGGTTGTCCTGGTTGAATAATTTTAGTTTTGGTGATTTTGATTTTCAAGTCATGAATTTTTACTACGTTATCTTTAAAATAATATTTTGGAGTGGCAGTCTTTTTGACTGTCGCTTTTTCATTTGAAGATGATGAACTTGATGAATTATCACATGCAGCTAACGATAATCCCATAATCAACGTTACACCAATAACTAATCCTTTTTTCATATTTACATCTCCCAATATTTCTAGCTTTTAACGTCGATCAGGTTTTGGACGTAACCGTATAAGTAACCAGCGCTGTCAGCTGGTAAGGATACGTTTGATTTTAAGGCAGGCTATATACTCCAGCTCGGTAGGAATCCCAAACTACAAACAAAGCAGGTCATTAAGGCCAGCTTCGCTACTAACGTTCGGGTTTACTTATTTAATAATTTCCGTAAGTAATTTCCAACGGCTTTATCCTGGCTATTTGTCGTGTCATAAAAACTGTTGAAATTGCCGTATGGATTAGTCACGTAGTCAGCCATCTCACTCATCTTATCGTAGGAGTTTTGGTAAAGCTTGATGCTACGGTCTGGAGCATCGCAATCCTTCATGCTGTCTAACGTATCTTTAAGTTCCTTCATGTTGTTTTCTAGCGCGTAGACCTTATCGGCATCTTTTTCAAGGGATGCTGATACGACCGTGCTTGGATCGAAATTATTATCTGACGTGTCGTCAAAGATTCCATCTTGCCAAGCATCGTAAATGTTGTTGGCGATATCTTCGGCATCGGTGGACGTTTTGGCATACAGCTTAGTGTATTTTTCAGCATAGTTATCAAAGCGGTTGTTACGATGAGTTGCGATGCTATTCTCAACCGCTCCGGCGCCAAAGCCAAGCACCAAGCTAGCAGCTAAAACAATTCCAGCAATTAGTGTCCCCTTTTTACCAACCTTAAAAGTAATCTCATTTCCAGATGTTTGGCCAACAAGTAGAGTGATCAGAAAACCGATCGCAACCACAAAGGCCATGATTGCCACTAGATAGCCCAAGCCTGATAAAAATAACGCAGTTTCCATTGTCAGTCCCTCCCAAAAGTTAAATTATGTATTGGACCAAGCTGTGATATAATCAGCTTGATCCTATATTCCCCCTAGCGGTTCCTCTCCATCTGGTGCCGTTAGGGGATTTTTTATAGATTTGTCGTTACTCGGACGGCTTTACCTAAGATTCGCGCCGGATGATCTTGATCAACCACGATTGGATCATATTTTAGATTATCTGGCATTAAGATAACGGTTGGACCCGCTCGTTTAATCCGTTTGAGTGTGGCCTCATCATCATCTACAAATAAGATTGCCGCAATCTCACCATCTTCCACATCTGGCTGTTGCCTTATCAGCACTAGTGATCCATCTTTGATAGTAGGATCCATTGATTGCCCTTTTGCCCGGAGATAAAAAAGCTTTCCGCTAGGCAAAAAGTCGGTTGGCTCTGATAAGTAACCAGCAATGTTTTCATCGGCCAAGATCGGGTCACCACAAGCAATGGTTCCTAATAAGGGAATCTTAGTTAACCCGTTAACGGGATTGACTTTCGATAAATCAAGGCCTAACAGGTCATCAGTTGTCACTCCTAAAACTCGTGCAAAGTCGTGTGCTCGATTAAGCGGGAATTGGAGCTTACCGTTAAAGTATTGGGACACAGTAGATTTTGACATATTAACTTTACGAGCAAGCTCACTGATTGATATTTTCTGCTGTTTTCTTAATTCATTCAGGTACTTAATAACTTCTTCATTTGATTTCACATTATCACCTCCTTTCTATATATATAATAATAGCACGATCGTTCTTGAAATAAAACAATTTTCAAGAAATTACAGACTAAACGTTGACTAAATCGAACGACAGTGCAATAATATAGTTGTTCGATAAAGCGAACAAGTTTAAAGAACAAAAGGAGACGATAATATGAAACTTAATCTAAAGAGGATTAAGGCTGAACGCATCGCTAATGGGCTAACACAAGCTGATGTTGCGGAAGCTCTTAAAATTACTCGCTCATCATACGCGTTGCGGGAAAACGGCCATACAAACTGGACAATTGATAACCTCACAAGTTTCTGCAAGCTAATTGGACTTGGTCCTAATGAAATTGGCATCTTTTTTTTGGATAACCCGTTCGAAAGATCGAACAAAGCTGGATAGGAGGAACGAGTGTGGAAAGCCAAGTAGAAATTATCAAGCAAGTAAACGATCAGATGTTCAAATATGGTGACGTTGAATTGCCGGTTAAGGCTTATGCAGACGGTTCAATTGAATTTGATGCTGAACAATCAGCCTTTGGATTTGGGCTTACTAAATTCTCAAAGGGCAAAGAGTACGTTCGTTGGGAACGAGTTAACGAATATTTAGGGTTGTCCAGAAGTGGACAACAGATTAAGCGCGGTGATTTCATCACTGAGCCACAGTTTTACAAGTTAGCAATCAAGGCCAACAACCAGGTCGCAGAGAAATTCCAGAACTGGGTAACTCATGAAGTCTTGCCATCAATTCGCAAGCACGGGGCATATCTTACAGACAAAACAGCCTACGAGATCACTCACAGTAAGGAAGCGTTAGGCAAGCTTCTAATGCAGGCTGGTCAGCGTCTGATCGATAAAGATAGGGAAATCGAATCCTTGTCTGCCGAACTGGAAGTAGCCAACAAGAAGGCTAATTACGTTGATGTGATCATTGACAGTAGGGATGACATCACGACCACACAGGTGGCTCAGGATTACGGCATGAGTGCTGTAAGCTTCAATAAATTACTGAAGGAGCTTGGCGTGCAACGTAAGGTCAACAATCAATGGATCCTGTATGCCAAGTATCAAGGCAAGGGATACATCGCTAGTCGGACCATTCCGATTACAGGCCATGACGGACGCGTGCACACCAAGATCAACACGACTTGGACGCAAAAAGGACGTTTATTCTTGTACGAGTTGCTTAAGGCAAATGGCATTCTGCCACTTATCGAACGAGAAGACGACGAAGACTACTAGGAGGACAAAGATGACAGAACAGAATAAAAAAAATAGTCGCCTTCAACTTAATGAAGGAACTATCTATGTTGATGCAGAGTCAATCGTCTTTAAACCACAAGCTTTTAAGGCTTGTGACGATCAACAAAACTTGGATTCTTCGGCAAACCAGGAACAGGGCCTACAGAACCATTTGGACGTAAAGAAGTAAAACCTGCTTCAGCGATGGTTTCAGATGAAATCGGTTGGACGGCAAAGGAGGTGAGGTAAATGGATTCAGAATTATTCAATGCTGCACGCAATAACTATGAAGAACTTAAAAGAATTGCAAAAGGTTAATTGATCTACTAGGAGGTCAGAATATGTTAAAAGAATTGCTTACTCGTATTTTCACTTGGTATTCAAATTTAGACAAATTGTTAATCATTTATATCTTGTCGGCACTTCTTTCAGGACTTGCTCTTCTGGGATCTCTAGGTTTAATAGGTTGAGGTCTTCAGATATCGGTTTTTTAGATGTAATTAGTTTTAAATTATTAGGCCCTTTAATCCAATTTGTTTCAGATACGAATTCCATGATTAGATCAACTGTTTCGTGTGCGTTTAGTTGTATAGGAAAAAGAGAAGTCAAAACGTTTTTACGCTCATCAGTGTTGCTACTCATGAAATAGTGTTGAGCTCTATACACTTTTACATTTCCTACTTCAGCATTAACGATTGCGATAGGGACGTTTGATTTATTAGTAATGGTTATTAAAAGATATAGGGATTTATGACCAACAAAATAAGTTCGTGTTCGATTTAATTTAAGTCTTTGACGAGATTGAAAAATTCGATCAATAGCTAGTCCGACGCTTAAAAAGAAAGACAATGTAGCGATTATTGAAGTCCAGTTTGAAATAAGAAAATCTTTCAATTTAGTTCACCTCGCTAATTAATGAACCAATTGTAACAGAAAGGAATGGTATCGAATGGATTTGTTCGCACCAGTTGTTAGCGGACTGATTCTACATGGCTAAAAATATCACTTTTCCGCGTCCGACTAATAAAACGGCTGAATGATCTTGAATAGTAACGAAAGGTTTAGTTATGAATAAAAAATATTTATTCAAATCCTAAAAACAATTTTATTTAGCGTTATAGGTGGGGCTCTTGGAAGCTTAATAACTTTCTATTTCATGAACAGATAAGTTATTAGAGCACCGATTATGGCACTAGCAATGCTGACTAGCAATGGAAATGCGAAGTTGTTCTTAAATTCGGCTCGTTTGTTTTCCATATATAGCGAAAGTTCTTTTTGGCCTTTAGCTGATAGCGAAAGATCAACCACTTCTAGTTCACCATTAACTACTCCCATATTGCTATTAAAGAAATTGTTGCTGTATAAATCTTGAAAAATTTTATTTTCGCTATTGTACATTTCTCGAGCAGCAGCTTTGCCATCTTGTTGAACTAATCTTAAGCACGCTGCTTGTTCTTTTGAGAGAGACAAATTAATCACCTCCTTTCGCTAGGAGCTGATTTAAGTATAAATCGAAAAGAGGAGAGACATAGCAATGGAAATTACATTGACTGATCAGGATCTGCTTAGTTTAGCCAAGCAGGTTGCACCGCTGATATCTCCGGCTAAGCCTGATCAAGATTGGGTCAAGCTAGAAGATATCCGGGCTGATTTGTTTGCCGGCAAAGCTAAAAGCTGGATTCGGCTGTACATTTTCGATCAGTTCCCCGAGGTCCAGATCGAAAACGGAGACCCTAAGGCGTGGGTTGTCGGTGCTCATGGCACTGGCAAGATCACTAAGATCTACCTGCCATATGCCAGAGCGTGGATGCATGAGCACCACGATGAGATCGATTGGACGGCTAAATTGCCGTGAAAGGAGTGATTCAAATGGGACCATTACTAGTCATCATGGCGGTCTTCTTGATCGCTTTGGTGGTCAACAACGTTCTACTTACGGAGCGTTGTCACCGCCTGGAAATGAAGCTACGCAACGAACACTACAAGGAGGAAGTACATGACTAACACCGAAGGATTGGCGTACGGAGCGCTATTTGTCTTAGCGATCGTATTGCTACTGACGAATCAGGTGGCGCTTGCCACTGTGGCCATCGTGCCATACGTCTTGGCCAGCTTCAAGTACAGCTTTCCACAAAAAAAGCCCAGTGGCCACAACCACTAAGCTTCAAGAATCAAAACATTAATTGAGGTAATTCTAACATGACACCAGATGAAATTAAAGTTGGCCAAGTGGCTAACCGGTTGTTGAAATTAGGCGATCACCTAGTTACGGATGCCAATCGACTTGTTCTACACGAACCGAAGACGCGCAGTGAAGCAATCGCAGAGCATGACGCCATTATTGAGCAAGCAGAGAAATTAGTTCTGTACGCAAAGGACTGGAAGCACGAAGTCACAGGGAGGTTTTAACCATGTATCAACAACCACAACCGCCAGTAAACGCTAACGAATTAACCGATCAAGTCGCAGGGCGCCTGGAAACTCTGAAGGACGAAGGGTTAGCCCTTCCAGCACATTACAACGCTCAGAACGCCTTGAAGGCGGCTTATCTACGATTGCAGTCAGTAAAGGATCGGCAAGGTCGCCCAGCGTTAAATATTTGCTCACAACCAAGTATCGCTAACGCCTTATTAGATATGGCTATTCAAGGTCTATCACCAGCGAAAAGCCAGTGTTACTTCATCGTTTACGGTAACGAACTTCAAATGCGGCGGTCTTACTTCGGAACGATTGCTGTGCTGAAACGCCTGGATAGCATTGAAGACATCGATGCTCAAGTAATTCATCAAGGCGATGAGTTTGAGATTGGAGCTGACGAACTTGGCCACATCATTGTGACTAAGTTCAAGCCTAGCTTTACCAACCTCGATAAGCCGATCAGAGGGGCTTTTGCCTTCATCAAACTAGTAAACGGCCGGACCGACTACACGATCATGACCATGAAACAAATCCAAACTGCATGGGATCAAAGCAAGCAGCACAGTATCCAAAACAAGTACAGTGATCAAATGGCTAAACGGACAGTAATTAACCGGGCGGCTAAGATGTTCATCAACACGAGTGATGATTCTGACTTGCTGACGGGATCAATTAATAGTGTGACCGAGAACGAAACTGTAGAAGAAGAACCTAAAGACGTCACTGAAACGGCTGAGGAAACAACTACTCAATCACTCTTAGCTGACTTCCAAAAGCAGCAGGCGGAAACAGCCCCAGAGAAGCCCGTAGAGGATGAGAAACCAGAAGTTAAAGAAGAAGCTAAAGACGTCACTGAAACGGCTGAGAACGCGCCTGAGGCGAAACCAGAAGGTGAAAAAGAGGATCCGGTCGAAGATGACCGTCAAATGTCCATCGACGACTTTCTAAAGGAGGAGCAACATGATTGAACTCACGCCAGAGAACTACTACTCGCTAGAAACTGATTGGGAATATATGAGCTTCTCTCAATTCAAGAACTTCAAGGAATGTGAGGCTAAGGAGCTAGCCCGATTAAAGGGTGAATGGGAACCAGCCAAGAAGAAATCAACAGGAGCCGATCCACTTATTCTCGGAAACTACGTTCACTCTTACTTTGAAAGCATTGTAGCTCACGAAGCCTTTGTTGAAGCTAACAAGAAAGAGCTAATTTCCTCACGAGGCGCAACAAAGGGCAAATTAAAATCCAGTTACCAGCTAGCCGAAGAAATGATTAAGACGCTGGATAACGATAAACTATTCGATTTCATTTATACGCCCGGAAAGAAGGAAGTTATCGTGACCGGGCAAATCAACGATCATGCTTGGAAGGGAAAAATCGACAGCCTGGTTTTAGCTAAGGGTTACTTTTGCGACCTCAAGACGGTTGATGATATTCACAAGAAGCATTGGGATCCAGCTAACCGAATTTGGACGAATTTCATTGAGGATCGGGGTTACATCATGCAAGCGGCGATCTACCAAGAGTTGATCAAGCAAACCTTTGGTAAGCAGTGTCAACCGTACTTGTTCGCGGTTAGCAAGCAAACACCGCCAGATAAAGGCGCCTTCGATTTTCAAGGCGACACCAAATTTTTAATGCAAGAAGCAATTGATGAGATCAAAAAAAACCAAGACCGATACTGGCAAATCATGAACGGTGAAGTAGCGCCAAAGCACTGTGGGAAGTGTGAGTATTGCCGGTTAACGAAGGAACTATCCGGATTCCAGCACGTAACAGATATTGAGGTGGACTAATGATTAATCGAGTGGTGTTAACAGGTCGATTAACTAAGGACCTGGAATTGAAATACACGCAAAATGGAACGGCAGTTGCCCGGTTTACCTTAGCAGTTAGTCGGCAGTACAAGAATAAACAGACTGGCGAGCGAGAAACGGATTTTATCTCGTGCGAGGTTTGGCGTCAGCCAGCCGAGAACTTAGCTAAGTATGCCGGCAAGGGATCGTTGATTGGTGTTGATGGTCGGATTCAGACCAGCCACTACACCGACCGAGACGGAAAAGAGGTTTATCGAACGGATGTCAGGATTGATTCATTTGCCCTACTGTCATATCGGAATAATGACGCCAACCAGAGTGAGCAAACCGGCAATTACCAAGCTAATGTCAATTTCAATGCGCCTCAGGAGCAACCTAATCTACCGCCATACGGTGGGATGTACGCCAATGCCAACGGGACGCCAGCTAATGACGCTATCAATGGCCAAACGATTGACAGGATGGAAACCCACCAGCCGGCTGACATAACAGACTTACCTTTCTAGGAGGGGAACGACAATGCCGAAAGTAAAGAAGGTTAGGACACGGGGGTTTACCCAAGTTGATAACCGGGTCATCAGCGATAAACGGATGAGCTTAAAAGCGCTGGGGCTCTTCACTTATATGTGGAGCAAGCCGGACGATTGGGAATTTTACGTGTTGGCGATTAGTAAAGACTTCAAAGATGGCCGTGACAGCATCCGGTCCGCAATTAACGAACTGATTAGTCTTGGCTACGTTAAGCGCACTAGGAAGCACAAGAAGAATGGCCAGTTAGCGTCATACGATTACATTTTGTTTGATGAACCTAAGACGGAAAAGCCGTCACAGGCACCTACCTATGACGGAAAAACCTACGTAGGGAAAACCTACGTAGGAAAATCCGCCACTACTAATACTTACTGTACTAATACTAACTTAACTAATGATTGGCTGATTGATAATAAATTAAGCTCATTACCTGAGAAGCTGGGCGAAACTGAACGACAATGGGGCATGTTATCCACCAAAACAAAAGAGAGCCTGGAGGGATTAGCCAGGCAGTTTGGTTCCCAAGTAGTCGGTGAAGGGCTACAAGCTTTTAACGAGAACGGTCAGTACAAATCAGGTCTGATTAAGTACATCAAAAAGTACATTGAAAGCCAAAAAGCAGGACCGGAGTCGCTTAAGCTTAGTGCATCCTTAGTTAAGCTGGAAAGAAGAAAAATCTAAGCTTACAGGCGGAGAAATTCTATTCAGAACGGCCGCACTTGGTGGTGGAAATTAGGGAGGAGGTAGAAAAGTGGACTTACTGACACGTGGCCTGCTTTGTGCAATTCACATGCGGTTTGATGACCGTTTGCAAATTGAAGATAAGGCATATATTAACGAATTTGGTGAACCTGACTTTGAACGAGAGACTCAAAAATTCAACCGCCGATTAAGGGCGATTGAAAAACTCCGTAAGTCAGATGACCAGCTTGAGCGAGAACGGCTCCAAGAGCTGGAAATGGCTAAACGAAAAGGTATGATTAACGGCTTACGCACGATCTTTTTAGCCAAGGAACGGAAGCTTGCGGGCGCTCACAAGGGCACAAACGAGTTTCCAGAATTGTGGGACATGCTCTTGGAATGGAAAGTTAAAAGAAAACTAACTTTAGCGGATGCTGCATGCATTTCAAAGCGGTCGTTTAAAACGGTGAAAAATGAGCTGCATAAAGCGGCAGCACGTAAAAAGAGGGCGGAAGGACAATGATGGAAACGATTAGATGGATCTTAGCGTTACTCACTGCGTTGGTGATTGCTAATTTAATTTGCTGGGGACTGATTGGGATTCCAATTTGGCGCTGGTGAAACTGACAAAATAAAAAGCTCCCTGCATGGGTGCTCTTAAAACAAATATCAATCTAATTATGAGGAGTGCACTTCATGGAACTGTTTCCGCAAATTGATAAACAAGCAACGATTGACAAAGTGCGTCATTTCTTTTGGGACGATGACCGATTTGAAGGGATCTGTTTGAGAGCGGGTAACTATGGCTTGCGCTCACCAACAATAGATATCACTGGAGTCAAAGGCAGCTCAGCCTTTAACTCGACTGATGATCGGCTGGCCGACATTGCCGACTGCTTACATGCGGTTTGTGCCGTTCACGAGGCCATTCAAAGTTGTCGGTATTCGTCCAGGATCATTTTGAAAGAACGTTTTTTACCGGGTTTTAGAGAACGCATTTATGTTAAAGAACTGGCGCCGAAGCTAGGCCGATATAGCGATGATGGCTATAAGGCACTAGAAGAGCGGGCCTGCCTTGATTTCGCGGATATCATTGAGCCAAAGTGTGCAGTATACCGTGTTGATCGCCAATTAATCCCTGATTTTCACGTCTACTTCAAATCGGGGATGAATCAGGAATCGAACGGGGATCAAGCGGGTACCGCGCGGGGATAAAAGGGCATATACTGGTATTGTCAAAAAGAATGATTAATTCCCCGTTGGATCGGCACTTACTCTGGGTTCAACTCTGCCTCTTGCTTTGACTACGATGCCGATAAACTACGATATGCATCACCCAAGCCTAGCTATTGTAGCTGGGCTTTTGTATTAACACATTTCAATACTTGTTCACAAAAAAATGTGATTAATTGTTGAAATGTGTTAATATTTTAGTTAAAAGGAGGGCTTGAAATATTATGTTGATTGAATTTGGACTAAAAAATTATACTTCTTTTAAAGAAAGAGCCCTTTTCTCAGCTGAAACTGGTGAAAGGCTAAGAAAATATAAATATACAAATACATTTGAAAATGATGATATCTCTTTATTAAAAAATGTTCTTATTTTTGGCGCAAATGGTGCTGGGAAATCACAGTTAATAAACGGATTGGGATGTATGCAAAATATGGTTATTAATGGAGCCCAAACTGTTACAGATAAGTTGAATTACACTCCGTTTTCGTTTAATCCTGAAACTCTTAAGGAACCAACAACTTTTTATATTAAGCTAAAAAGAAAGAATAATATATATCAGTATACATTTTCTTATAATGCTACTGAAATTATTAAAGAAACGTTGTGCATTGTTGCTGACGGTAAAGTTAAAACTTATTTTGATAGAGAGAGAAATGGATTCAACGTAGTACCTACTTCTTTAGCTAACTCAAAATCAAAATTAAGAAAAAATGAATTATTTCTTTATTTAGCTCAGCAGGAAAATGATGAGTATGCTTCCGAAGTATATAAATGGTTTGCAGAAGATTTAATGTTTGTTAATACCGCAAATAGTATACCAAATGATTTCTTAAAATTAATGCAACAGCCTGATTTAAAAAATGAAATGGTAAGTTTTCTGAATTTTGCTGATTTTAATATTACAGATTTAAAGGTTAGAAAAATTTCAATCAATATTCCTGAAAAAGCTCAAAAGATTTTTCAGATGATGGAACAAAAGACTCCGCAAAATATTTTACAGTTATCCACTGTTCATAGTGTTTATGATGATAAGGGGAAAATAAAAGGGAAAGATGAACTCCCGTTGGGGATGGAGTCTCTAGGTACGCAAAGACTATTTTTTATTGTATTAGCTATGATTTTTTCTCAAATAAATGGGAATAGCAAAACGCTAATTATTGATGAGTTTGATGACTCACTTCATCATGAACTAGCTTCTGCTTTAGTAAATATCTTTAATTCAAAGCAAAACAATAATCAATATATACTAACAACTCATGATTATAATCTTTTAGATAACAAGATTAGAATTGATCAAATTTACTTTGTAGAGAAAGATTTTATGGGAGTAAGCAACCTCGAATCAGCTTTTGATTTTACTGATTCGAGGACGAATGCCAGACATGACATAAACCTTGCAAAGAAATATATTCGTGGTGAATATGGTGCAGTTCCAGTTATTGACGTTGCTGGACTAACAAAGGTCCTTGAAAATGTTAATAAGAAAATTGGAGGTGCAAACGTATGACTAGAAAGAGAGGTAATAAGAAAAAACGACCGAGAATAGGTATATATTGTGAAGGAGAATCTGAAGCGCAATATTTTACGATGCTTAGTCAAAAATACAATGCACGCAATGTTCATTCTCAAAAAATAAACATCAAATCCATGGGAGAGTCAGGAAAGAAACTAATAACGGAGTCTAAACTAAAGGGAAAAGCTAACAATGAGAGTAATCTATATGTTGTATTTGATAGAGATGAAAAGTCTGTAGAAGATATCCAGCAATGTAGAAAACTTGCAAAACGATACGGTATTACTATTCTTTTTAGCAGTATAAGCTTTGAAATATGGGTTTTAATGCACTTTGAACCGGTTATGCACTCATACACGAGGAAGCAATTAGTAAACAAACTATCTACAAAGAAATATTTTAATCAAGATTATAGTAAATTTAAGGGATCAAGTTATAGGCCTTACCTTTATGATAAAATTCAACAAGCAGAAGAAAATGCGAAAAAGCTTGAAAAGATTCATAATAATATGGATAGAAATGATCCTTTTACGAATATTCATCAACATTTGAAAGAGATTTTTAATGTTGATATTCTTTAAGTCAGCCTAGCGCTGGCTTTTTTTGTTGGAGGAATGCATATAATTAGAATTACCTCATTACAATATTTTGCATATGCATTAATTATTATTGTAACTGGGCTGATTATTATTTGGATAGTTAGGAAAAATATAAAATAAAAAAAAGAAGGCGATCACGCCTTCAAAGAATGTTACTTGTCAAATTTATCTTTCAGATTGTCAACAGCATCTTTAGCCGTATCTTTGGCATCAGCTAACTTATCCTTAGCCTTGCCAACTAAGCCTTCAGCCTTGCCCTGGGATTCACGGATTTTGTCACCGGTTGCTTTGCCTTCAACTTCCTTGGCCTTGCCGCTAACTTTATCTTTGGCGTTCTTAGTTTTGTCTTCTAAACTCATTTTGTAGCCTCCTGATAAAAATAATTGTGAAACGTAATTGTTCGAGTAAAAAGGTTCACGGTTTTTCGCCAGCGACCTAAAGGTTATTAACTGGATAACCCTTGAACACCTATAGAATAAATTGGTCTTAATTGAAAGTCAACCAAACCGATTTGCTATCATTATCTGGCGTGTGGTCAGCTCCCGGTTTTTAACAATGGATGCGATCAAAATTTACATTGGGAGTGCTGGTTCGATTCCAGCTCGTCAGGTTGTCGATGACAAGCTTTTTCACCGCTGGTTACTCCGGCGGTTTTTTTATACATAAAATAATAAGGGGGTGATACCGTGAAGCCAACTAAGCTGTCGTTTATCAACGGCAAGCCGGCCATAGTTGACTATGACACTAGGGTACGGCACGACAACGACCAAGCGTATAACTATCATCGCAAGGTATCCGATGACGAGTACGTGAGGTTCTACAAGACATCTGATTGGCGCAAGATGCGCGAACAGATCTTGGAAAGAGATTTCGGTTTGTGCCAACGCTGTGGAATGGCCGCTGAATTGGTGGATCACATCATCCCTAGCAAGGACGACTGGGACGACCGATTGAACCCTGACAACCTTCAATCACTATGTCGTGCGTGTCACAAGGTCAAGACCAAACGGGAATGGATGAAGCATCATAAGGGAAGTGAACGTTACATGGAGATAAAGATTGTATGTGGATTGCCTGCGAGTGGTAAGTCAACATATGTCAAGCGTCACATGACTGATCATGATCTGATCTATGATTATGATGAGTTGATGCAGGCACTGACTGGCTTGCCTAGTCGGTTACGTAACCACGACGCACATGACTACATCATACTGTTCCTTGATCAGATGTTACGCAAGCTTAAGTCTGAGCAAACATTCAACAACGTTTGGATCATCAGGACATTACCAGACGAGCGGATCGATGGACTGTTGGCTAACTATCATCACATTGATCACATCTTGATCGATACTGATTCAGCGATTTGCGAACAAAGACTGAAAGAACGTGGACAAACGATCGCATTCAACGAGATCAAAAATAAGTTCAAAAGTGCAAACTTTGAACACTTCCGGCGCGTCAAAAACCGCTAAGCCCCCCTCAAAAACGAACGGGGGGTACATTTTTAAAGACTCGAGAACGCACATCGACCTTTTTGCATACAAAATTCCAACAATTTTTGCTTATGAGGCCACAACAAAAAACCGCCGGCCAAAAAATGACCAGCGGTTTTATTGACTTAAGCGTAGCACGGAGGTGAGATTTTGGCAAGAAAACAGAAATTATTAAGTCAATCAACCGGTCATCTGCGGATTGTTGAACAGGAGGCTAAATATAAGGCCGAATTTCTCGCCAAAGATGGCTATCCAGAATTACAGAAGTCACCGCCGAAGTATCTAGATAAGAATGCTAAGGCAGAGTACCGGCGTATTATCCAGGCAATTGGTGATTTACCGTTGCGTGATCTAGACCACGCCGAACTTGAGAATTACTGCACCTGGTATTCAATTTATAAGGACACGTCCTGCACACTCCCCTCTGTGGGTGATCCAGACGAGCGGGAACGCCTAATCCGGACGCTAGATAAAGCGACTAAAAACATCAAATCGCTGGCTAGTGACTTAGGCTTGAATGTCAACAGCCGAATGCAAATGAACATGCCAAAGGTTGACGAGGGTAAGAAAAAGGAATCATTTAGAGAGAAGTATGGTATCTCATGATCGACTATGCTAAGAAATACGCTGAAAGCGTGATTAGTGGCGAGAAAACAGCTGGGAAAAAGGTTATTTTAGCTGCTAAACGCTACTTAAACGACTTAAAAGCGTCCGAAAGTGATGATTTTCCTTACTTTTATGATATTGAACGAGCAAACCGGGTAATTCAGTTCATGGAGATTCTCCCCGACCCTAAAACCATGCAAGCTTATCCATTGGCCGACTTCCAGCGTTTCATCATCGCCAACATGTACGGTTGGTGGAAAAAAGAGGACGCCACTAAGCGCCGATTCCGTAAGGCTATGCTTTCGATGGCCCGCAAGAATGGTAAATCGATTCTTATTTCTGGTGTGGCTCTGTATGAATTTCTGATGGGCAATTCACCAGAGTTCTCGCGTCAGATATTCTGTACGGCCAACGACCGTAAACAAGCTAATATCGTTTTTACGATGATCAAAAAACGGTTAAACGCCTTGCGGTCACGTGAAGGTGATATTAAGCGTGGAACTAAGGTGATGCGCGACGTCATTGACAACCTGGACGATTATTCTTACGTGCGTGCGCTCTCTCGTGATACAGGGACGGTCGATGGTTTCGAACCACACGTTGGAATTCTGGATGAATACGCCGCTTCTAAGACAACCGAAATGATGGAACTGCTGGAATCTGGTCAGGCCTTGCTTGACAATTCGCTGATTCTCATTATTTCAACCGCCGGATTTGACCTTAATGCGCCGATGCATACGATCGAATATCCGTACGCCACTAAGATTTTAAGTGGTGAGGTTGTGGATGACACCTACTTTGCTTACATTGCCGAGCAAGACGACGCGGCCGAAGTGGACGACAAGTCAATGTGGATTAAATCTAACCCGATCCTTGCAATACCAGAGCTGCAAGACCAGGTTTACGGCTATCTCGACAAGCGCTGGACTGAGGCTAAGGAAAAAGGAACCCGTAACGCTGTCTTGGTTAAAAATTACAATATGTGGCGTCAGGCGGAAGAAGATTCGTATATGGATATCGACACTTGGAACGCCGCTTGCGTGGATCCGATTAACATTGATGGCCAACGTGCTTGGATTGGTATTGACGTGGGTAAATCATCTGACCTTTATGCGATTAGCTGGTTAATACCGCAAGAAGGTTTCTGGTACGCAGATTCGTACGCGTTCGTGGCCACCAAATATGGCCTAGACGCTAAGATTAAAGCCGATCGCCTTGATTATCGGCGATTAGAACAGATGGGACAGTGCGAAATCACACAGCTTGAATCGGGCGTCATTGATGTTGAGCGAGTATTTACCTGGCTTGATGATTTTGTGAGCGTCCATAATCTTGACGTTCAAGCGATTTGTTTTGACCCGGCACAATATGGGCCACTGCTAACGCAGATTGAAAAGAATCATCCTGAATGGCAACAGATCCAGATTCGGCAAGGGACATTGACTCTCTCTATGCCGACTAAGCAATTCCGTGATGACGTGCTTGATAAGCGGGTTCTGCATCCCAACAACGAGATTCTAGCCGGCGCAATTTCTAACGCGGTGCTCAGGTCGGATAACAACGGTGTCAGAATCGACAAGAACCGTTATTCAAACAAGATCGACGCAGCCGATGCTTTGCTTGACGCGTATGCCGTTTGTTTCCGAGAGGATATCGACAACTATTTAACTGATGATGACGTGATGAGTGACGATTTTGGCTTTTAAGGAGGGAATGCAATGGATTTCTGGGAAAATAACGAGCCGGCTATTTTGCTTTTACTAGGCTTTTTAGGGTTTGCTATCTGTGCATTCTCTAAGGGCTTTTTTTAGGCGTCATGGTCGTCAGTTTTGAACTAATGATTCTCGCCGTGCTATCGGCAATTAGAGGGGAGTGAGAACGTGAATGCTGTTTAAAATGCCAGAAAAACGCGACTGGGCTACTGACTACATCGATGAGGGCTTGATTCCGAGCTGGTCAAACTCTGGGCATTATATCGGGATTAGCGCGCTGAAAAACTCTGACGTACTAACTGCTGTGTCGTACGTGGCTAGTAGCGTAGCCCGCTTTCCTCTTGTGGTTCTAGACGACGAAAAGAACGAAACCAAGAAGATTAAATCAGTTGACTATTTGTTGAATAAGCACCCTAACGATACGTTATCGGCCTACCATTGGAAATTTATTATGACGGTCAACGCAATTCTAACAGGGGATGCTTTTACTCGGATCATTCGTGACCCCAAAACCGGCGACCCGTTGGAATTGCAATACTTTCCAACGTCACAAACCTATATCGATGATTCAGACGTCAAGAATATCAAGTATGAATTTACGCCGATCAACATAAAAGGCGAGTCCAACACCATCATTGTGGACGCTAAGGACGTGATTCATTTCATGTTCTTCACCTATGACGGTATTCATGGTCGGTCACCGTTGCTTTCATTGGGTGATGAGATCGGTCTGCAAGAAGACGGGATCAGTACTCTGCGCCGTTTCTTCAAGTCTGGATTAAAGGGTGGGATTCTTAAGATGTCCGGATCCAAGCTGAGCAAGGAAGCTCGGCGCAAGGCACGGATCGAGTTTGAGTATGCACAAAACGGTGGCACTGCTGGCAGCCCAATTGTCATGGATTCCACGATGGATTACACGCCTGCGGGAAAATAACGCCGTCCGGTTCGGCGGACGACACTAAGCCAACCGATGCCAACACGGTTGACCAGATTAAGGCTTACCTTGACGCGCACGGCATTAGTTACACGTCAAGCATGACTAAGTCCGACTTACTGGCATTGGTAAAGTAGGTGATGACCTATGATTCTGACAGACGCTGAGTTTGCCAATTTGAAAAACTACTGTAAAATCGACCAAGACTACGATGATGACGTCCTTAAGATGATCATTAATGCTGATGAGATCGAGATTGCGCGAGCGATTAAATACGGTTCGGCACCTAACGATTACGTTAACGAGCCGCGCTTTAAAATTGCATTAATGAAGCAGGTTAAAGAAGACTACTATCAGCGTGGCCTGACCGCTGATGCCTACCGCCCCGAACTGGTGTCGGGAATCAACGGAATCGTCAATCAGTTAAGAGGTGAGCTAGACAGTGAAGACAACTAACATGACGGAGCGGATCACGTTTTGCTCTCGCCAGACAGGGGTTGACCCGAAAACTCACCGCCCTGTTAAGTCACAGCTGGTTGATGAATTTTCGGTTTGGACCGAAGTCGAAAGTATGAAAGTTCGTGATTTTACCACTAACACCGTCGCTTTTCGCAGGGAAACGCCGGTGTTTTTGATTGCCTACAAAACGCAAAAGGAGATTCAGTCGAACTGGCTGATCAAATGGCGTGGACGGGTGTACGAAATCACGGGCATGGATCCTGACTACGAGCATAAGGATCTAACTAAAATATCTGCGCAGGAGGTGTCGAGTGATGGGCGTAACGGTTAAAGGTGATCAGGAATTAATCGCCGCGTTTAAACGACTGGATAAAACCGTCGAAGCTAAAGCGCGCCGGGCAACACGTGACGGCGCTAAGGTTTTCGAAGAGAAACTCAAGGACTGGACACCACGCGATAAGTCCGGTACTGACCACTCTGGTATGACGCCATTAGCGGAGCATACTAAGGTTGGTAACCTACGCGGATCAACTGGTAATCTTGAAATTCAAGTCGGTTATGACACTGAGAAAGGATGGGTTGCACACTTCCCCAATTCTGGGACGTCAAAACAGCCTGCTCAGCACTTTATCGAAGATGCACAAACCGATTCAAAACGACCGGTGCTCAATAAGTTTGTGGAGGACCTTAAGCTGTGAGTTTGCCAGAAATTGAGATTGCTGATCTTTTATCAGCTAACAGCGGTCTGGTAAGTCTGATGGCTAGCCTACGCCAAAGCAAACTGGACTACATTCCTATCTTCACATCCACACCTGATGACACGTTTATCAAAAGCTCCTCCGCTCCCTGGATTCGGGTCACACCGCTTCCAGGTGATGATGAGGTTAGTGCTGATGATGGCCGACTGCTTGAGTTCCCACGTGTGGAAGTTGATTACTGGGTGCGCGATGAAGATGTGGAATCGATTGAAGAAATGCAAGAAATGATTTATGACTCCCTCGTTACTAACGGTTGGTCGCGTTACTATGTTTACCGCTACTCCGATCCGGATTTGAGTGGTTGCACGATGATCGTTAACAAATTCGAAGGATACAAAATGAAAGGATGATTTAAATGGCAGGATCTACTCCAGCTAAATTAGCAAAGTTTGGTTGTTCCAACTTTGAATACGGTGTTGTTGGTGACGACGACCTGGTGCAAACTACGCGGAAGGTACCAGGCTTAAGTGAAGTCAAGATTGAATTGACTGATGAAATGAAGACGTTAGCCGCTGACGACGGACCGTACTTGGTGTTATCTGGTGGTATCACCGAAACTAAGGAAACGATCAACATCTACGATCTGGATTCCGATACTAAAAAGGACCTGTACGGTATCACCGTTGAAAAGGGCGTTGAAAAGTACGCCAAGAACATCATGCCTAACTACGTGGCCACGTTGTTCAAGACTAAGCTTTCCAACGGCAAGAACGTTTGGTTCGCCCTGCTCAAGGGTATGTTCTCTCTTCCTGGCATCTCGTCCAAGACACAAGATGGAACGCCAGACCCGGAAGCCGACGAAATCGAAGGCTCATTCGTTCCGCGTGGGGATGCAGACACCGGGAACATTTTGTTGATTGGCCGGGAAGACAGCACGGACTTTAACTTTGAGACCTTCCACGCAATGGTCTTTCCAAAGACTGCTGATGAAGCGGCCGGCAAGGCAGCAGGCTTAGGCAACTAGTCAAAACTCGTCGCCTATGAAATGCACAGTACGAAAGGGCGGCACTGAAAGGACAGCTAAATAATGCCTTACAAGATTAAATTACTAATTAATAATAAAGAGAATGAATACATCCGGAATGAACCGCCGATGGTCGAAAATCTAATCGATGCGCTCAAGATTCAACGCATTGAAATTGAAATGGACACCACCGAAAACGGCCAGACCGATAAGCAAATCGAAGAGCGATTTAATGGTTATGCTGACTTCGCCGTTAAGTTCTGGCACAACCAGTTCTCCAAGAAGGACTTCCTGTCTGGTTTGCCAACTAGTGCCTTCGATTTAATCAAGAATCCTGTGTGGGATACGTTAGGTTACGATCCGGACGCGCTAGAAGATGAGGACGAAAACGACGAAAAAAAAGACTGACGGTCGAAATGGTCGACCGGTCAATCATTAACTTAACTGAGTTTATCAAGGGCCGTTTGAATGACGGCTATACGTGGAAGGAAGCAAGTCAGCTAACGTTGGACGATATCGACCGCATGAATTATGTGTTCGAAGACAAGCCGACAACGTTAGACCAAGCCTTCCCGTTCTTATTCTCGTAGGAAAGGAGGTTAAACAATGGCACAATCGATGGGGCACATTGCCGCTACTGTCAGTCTGGACATTAATCCATTTAAAGCTACCAACAGCCAGTTAAGATCGATGATCCGATCAACGACTAGCGCTTTAAAAGCCCAAGACGCGGCAATTAAGGGCTCTGAAAAGTCGTTGAACGGTATGAATAAGTCCTATCAGTTGATGGGCCAGCAGTTGCACAACTACCAAGCACAAATGGCTAACGCTCAAAAAGTCATGAACGACACGAGTGTTAGTCAATCACGCCGCATTAACGCAAGTAACCAATACAACAAGGCATCAGCCGAAGTTGAAAAGTTGCGGGCAAGGATGACCGCACTAGGCAAGGAAATTACACTCCAGTCCAGTCAGTGGACTAAGGTGTCAAATAGCGCTAATAAGTTTGGCAACACACTAACGTCGATCGGTTCTAAGGCGTCAAGTGTCGGCTCGTCTATGACGCGGTCATTAACCGCGCCGATTGTGGCCGGCCTAGCTTATGCTGGTAAACAGCTGGTTAATTATCAAGACAAGATGATCAAGGTTCGAAATATTATTCGGACGTCCGGTGAATCAGCCTCCGAAACGCAAGCGTCCTATAACACGATGCTCAAGGACTCACGTAAATACTCCGATAAGTACGGTGTCAGTCAGATTAAAATCGCACAGGGATACGAAGATCTGGTAAAGCGTGGATATACGTCAAAGGCGGCGATCGGAGTTATGGATTCCGAGCTGAAAGCGTCAATTGCTACTGGTGATGATTTTAACGACGTAATCAAGGTTGCCTCTGAAACGATGGAATCATTTGGGTTAGCAACCACTAAAACTGGTAAGCCGATCAAAAACTCTGCTGTTATGCAAGCCCGGTCGAAGAAGACTCTGAACGAGTTAGCTTACGCGGCTGATGCTACCTCCACAGACTTTCAGTCGTTAGGGATTGGTATGAGTTATGTCGGCGCCACCGCACACCAAGCCGGATTTAAGATGTCAGAAACGGCCGCTGCTATGGGTATTTTATCCAACAACGGTTTGGAAGCTGACAAGGCTGGTACTGGTTTGCGTAAGGCCATTAACTCCCTGATCACGCCAACAGCTAACGGTCAGAAGGCGCTGTCTAAGATTAACCTGACGACTAAGGACTTCCTGACCAATTCTGGTAAGGTCAAATCGATGTCGGCGATTTTCAAGACCTTGAACAGCCACATGAAAGGCCTGTCAGCCAACGAAAAGCAGGATATTTTCCACGCTTTATTTGGAACGACCGGTCAGCAAGCCGGTGCTATCCTGACTGAGAACGCTAGGCGTTTAGGGGAACTTAACAGCGAAGTTGAAAAGGCGAACAAGTCGGACTATATCTCCACGCTGTCTAAGAAGAACCTTACGTCGGCTAAGTCACAAATCGCGATCGCTAAGGAATCGCTGACCAACGCCGGAATGGACATTGCTAAGAATGTATTACCAGCTATCACTCCACTCATTCAGGACGTGGGTAAAGCGGCGCAAGCGTTTGGCCGACTTGATCCGTCAGTGCAAAAGGCAGTAGCCAAATTTGTTGTTTTTACAGCAGCGGCAGGACCTCTGATGAGCATTCTAGGTAAGATTGTGGGCTTTGGCGGTAATGCTGCTAAGGCCTTCGGTACGTTAGCCGGCGGAATTGGTCGGGCAACAAGTGCCGCTAAATTAGGTGGTTCAGCTTGGCAAGTACTTAGGTCAGGCTTTTCTAAATCAGCTTATGAAGCGGCTAACTTTGGATCAAAGGCAGCAGTCGCTGGTTCAGCGGCAACTAGTGCAGCAAGCGGTATGACCACATTAGGAGCTGGTGCGGAAGCGGCTGGGGATAGCACGGCGTTGGCTGGTGCATCCCTAAGCTCACTAGCGATTGGCGCTGGTGTTGCAGTCGCCGCTATCGGTGTCGGCGTCGCTGTGTGGGAATTGTGGGGTAAAGAAGCCTCCGCATCCGCCGCACGGACAAATCGCTGGGGCTCAGACGTCGGTGCGGCCGCTGATAAGTCCTTACAGAAATTTCAGTCCATGTCTAGTGGCATCAAAGACGCATTAACTGACATGCAAACAGCATCTCAAACCACCACTAAGCAGATGCGGAGCAACTTTAACTCCGAGTTTGCACAGATGGAAAGAGACGCTAAAAAACATCTTCAAGGCGTCGAACAAGCCGAAAAAGGGATGAGTACAGAGGTTGCGGCGGCCGTTGAAAGGCAGGCTAACAAGGAGCGAAAGCAGTATGTTAACACGCTAGCTGATGCTCAAGACGCACGAACAACGGCTAACAATATTCTTAAAACTCAGCCTAATGGTAAAGTTTCGGACCTGTCAGACACTCAACGGGTTATGCTTGCTAACTCACAACAGCAGCTGATGAATGACGAGCTAAAAATCTGGAACATTACTGGCGAAAAGCGCAAGAAAGCGCTAGCCGTATTAAACCAAGACATTACTAAGATGAACCGCCAACAGCGGAACACTACATTAGCTGACCTGCGCTCCGAAACCGCTACGATGGACAACGAGTACAATAAGCAGGCCAACAACCTTAAGAAACAGTTGAATAAGGGAACGATCAACCAGTCTGAATACCGTGCAGGGATGAAGGCCAACGAGAAGGCTCTTTCCGACTATGTTACTAAGGCATCCGCTCAGTACATCAAGATGGCCAAAGCTAATGGTCAGTCAACGGACCAGATCAAGCGCGATATGCAACAAGCTGGGTTAAGCTATGCTGACGGTATTAAGGAAATTAAACGCCAATCCACTGAAGCGGAACGTAGCCTCAAGTCACTAGCGGTTAGCACGGAAGGACTAAAAGGCAAGACTAAGAAAGCCGCCGATGACTGGAACAAGCTTGTCTTTGATCCGAAAACCGGTAAGGTACGGACCAATGCACAAGAAGAAGTCAACAAGGCTGTCAAGTCGAAGAACCAGTGGAATGAAATGAAACTGCTAAACAAGCAGGGAAAGATGTCCACGAACGCGGCGGAAATGTTTGCGTCAGCCTTAATCGCTAACGGCCAATGGAACTCGATGAGCTGGAAAGAACAGTCAGCCTGGTTACACGACAAGTTTAGTCAGACGATCGTTAAAGCTCTTGAAGACTCCGGCAAGTGGAACAGCTTAACGTTGGACCAGAAGCAAGCAATCGTGACCTCTAAAGGTAAGGCTGAAATGGCCGACAACCTGGTCAAGTTCGGCGTGTGGAACTCACTCTCTCTTAAACAACAGGAAGCGCTAGTACATACTAGTGGGACCAAGGATGTCATGGACGCGCTGGATAAGATGGGCAAATGGAATCAGCTTACGCCTAAACAGCAGGAAGCAATTGTTAATGCTAAAGGCGGCGCTGAATTAGGGCAATTGCTAACCAAGTATGGTGCATGGCAAGGCATGCCGGCTAGTGTGCTTAAGACAGTTGTCGCACAAGACCAAGCCAGCGGGAATATTCAAGCTGCTAACTCCGCCATTCAGGCGTGGGAAAAGGCTAATCCAGGTATGAAGTACGCTAACGCGCAAGATAACGCCAGCGGCCCACTTGGCAACGCACTCTCTAAGGTGTGGAGCTGGAATGGCACCGGCGTTAACTCTAAAACTGCGCAAGGTAATGACGCGGCCAGCGGTCCGTTCGGCACTGCGGTAAGCGGGGTTAAAAGCTGGAACGGAACAGGAGCCAACTCTAAGACGGCAACTGCTCGTGACGCGGCATCTAGTGCGATCCAATCGGCGATCAGCAAGATCAAAGAATGGAACGTTACTAATCCCGTCGTCCACACCATTCAAACGGTGTACAGCTTTGTTACTAAAGGTAAGAAACATGCCAATGGGACTAACTACCACACCGGTGGTCCGATGATTGTTAACGACCAGAAAGGACCAATGTTCCGTGAAATGGTGCAATTCCCAGGCCAGATGCCGTTCGTACCGTTCGGTCGTAACGTACCAATCAATGCACCACGTGGGACTAAAGTCTTACGGGCTAGTGAAACAGCCAGGATGTTTAACGGCTTACCACAGTACGCTAACGGGAACACTGACGCTGTATCGATCCTATCTAGTTTACGGGCTCAACCAGTCACGAGTGTGGGCAACTCTGGTAGCGTGATCACAACTGATCAAGTTAACCAGCTGATTATCCAAACGGCGCAAATGGTTGATAGCATGGGCCAGATGTTAGGACTTAACGCGGCGCAATTGACCGCTATCAAAGCCGGTGCGTTTGACAAGACGCATATGTATAGCGTCATGGGTCGTGACCAGATTATATTTAACACTCAACAATTGTGAGAGGGGGATGAGGATAATCGCTTTAAATATGCTTTACGTCAAACTTGATGACGGTAAAGAAATTGCCAACGTCGATATAACCGATGGTTTAACATTTCTAGGATTAACCGAGTCTCCAAGCATTGCTAACAACTATGCCGACACCACGATGATGGACGGTGAGTTGTTTAACTACGCTCGTTATGCTAGTACGACGGTTAAGGTTAAATTCTTGCTCAAGTTTAACAGTCGCGCTGATTTTAAGTTAGCAAAGCACGATGTTTATCGGGCCTTTGCACAGAAAGGCATTTACCGGCTAAGGACGGCTGTTGAACCTGAACTAGTCCGGTATTGCCGTGTGGGTGAGTTTGAAATTGAATCCGATCCTAGTGATCCTAACTGGGTCCAGTTTGAAGTTCCGTTTGAAAACCCACGTGGGATGCTGTTTAGCCGGTTAAACTCTGACCAGATGACTGATAAGCAGTTTGGTATGAACTTGCCCGAGAAGGGCTATTCGTATCATTTTGCTAACCAATCCGATTTCATTGTGTACAATCCAAGTGATATACCAATCGACCCGTACTATCAGAGCCACGTGCTTAAGCTAACCATGCGTCACAACGGCGGTGGTTTTACACTAACCAACCAGACTAACGGTACAAGTTTTAAGTACAGCAGTAATCTTAGTAGCGGCGACACATTACTTTTGGACGGCGTCCACGTTTACCGAAATAATAACCTCGACAGTGCCAACAGTAGCTTAGCCGACGTCAATGTTAATCCGCTTTCTCTAGCGACTGGTGAGAATCATTTTCGCGTTGATGGAGCTGGCGATTTAGACGTGACGTTTAGTTTTCCGTTTATTTACCTATCTTAAGGAGGCATATCATGGACAAACCGATGGTAACGATGTCTCCGGGCAATAATCGCAGTTTAAAAGAGCCGATCACGGATATGATCCTGTGGTCGACTTTTCATTTGCAATGGGAAAAGAACTCAAGCTATCAGCTGAATTTCACGGCTCACGACAACTCAAGCGCGGTGTACAGCCAACTAGATGTTGAATCATCAATTTATTATGCTGGTCAAGAATATATCGTTAAAGAGTGCATTGAGTCGTTTGACACCGGCGTTAGCACGAAAGAGATTACGGCCTTACATGTTTACATGGACATCGACCGAATCTACCAGCACGACACACAGGAGGGAAAGAAAACCTACTCAATTGATGACGTGGTTAAGTACTGGCTTGATGGTAACTCATTAGGCTTTACTTATGAAGTACATGGCAGTTTCGATCACCAAGAAATCGAAAATCTAGGCAATGGCTCCGGTAAGGATATGCTTTCTAAAGTCCTGGATACCTGGAAAACAGCGGTTATCTTTCCGGACAATCGTAAAATCAGAATCTATACACCAGACGAGTTTTTCAAGAGCCAGCAGAGACGTGTGGATTATCTCCACAACTCAAAGTCGGTCAAATTTGACTACAACACGCTTAATATTGTTAACCAAGTAAAGTGTATCGGCGCTAAGCATACCGTTGAGCTGTCTAACGTAACCGGCAGTGGTAACGGAACCACTACGGCTGTTAACGGTAACTGGACCGAAGCGATTAAAAACGCCGCTAACATGATGGGCGTTAATTTAGATGATACTGGGCTAAGCGCTATCTTGCGACGGATTAACCAGGAATCTGGTGGGTCTGAAACCGTCACTAACAACTGGGATAGTAATGCGGCCGCTGGCCACCCGTCAACCGGATTACTCCAGTATATTCAACCAACCTTTGAAAAATGGTGCGTCGATGGTCACACTGACATCCACAAGGGATTTGACCAGTTACTGGCCATGTTTAACGATTCTAACTGGCTGGCTGATATTTCGGTTAGCGGTGGCTGGGGGCCGACTGGTCATAAGCGTATGTCGAAAGCCAAAAACGACGGCACGACTAAAACTACCAACGGGTGGGGGTGGCCGTTTCCAAGTGTGGGCGAAGGAACGTTTATGCAATCACAGAAGTTCGGCTATGACGGCGGTTATCGTCAGAACAGTTTCCATGATGGTCTGGACTTTGGGTCCATCGATCATCCGGGAAGCGAAGTCCACGCCGTGCATGGTGGTAAGGTCACCGCGAAAGCGTGGGGATCCGGTGAAATTAACTGGTACGTGGTTATTACAGATGATGGTGGTTTGAATGTCGAATATCAGGAAGCATTTGGTAGCGAATCTAACATTACCGTCAACGTTGGTGATACGGTCAAAACTGGCCAAGTGATCGGCTACCGTACGACTGACCACTTGCATATTGGCATTACCAAAATGTCAATTCCAGCTGCGTTTAGTCATGCATTTAGTAACGACGGAACCTGGCTTGACCCGCAAGAAATCATCAAAAACGGTATCTCGTCAGGTGATAACAGCGAAACAGTATCGGTTGAAGTTTACTACTTTGAACCGTTTATCGTAACCGATGAAGATTCAGTAAAAAAGTGGGGCGTGCATCCTGGCCAAGACGTCGAAGATGAACGTTTTACCGACGCCAAATCAATGAGAAAGTACGTTTTAGCCAACAAACTCCACCCTGAACCGGATTTGAGCATTGAAGCTTCATTTATGGGCCAAGATGCTTACCAGCCGGACGCTGGTGAAATATTACGGGTACAGATACCTGGCAAAGGTTACAGTGAAAGCGTCCAGACAGTCGGTTTTGACCGATATCCAATGGCTAACAACAGTTCAGTGACGCTCAACGCAACGCCGACCACAATTTTAGACTATCAACGTGACAGGAAGCGGCAGATCGACAGTGTGCTGACCTCACAGAAGAATTTGCTGTCGTCAGTCAGCACAAAGGTAAGCAACCAGGAAGCGCAGATAACGCAATTGCTTAAGTCAAATGGTAACGACGTTAGTTTTAATGAAGAGACGATGGAAAGGATTAAAAAATTCACGGAAGGAGGGACGTAAACTTTGCTGTATAAGCAAATAATTTTGGAATGGGGCCAAGACACTGAATCTGGCGTGTGGGGTCTAGGATACTCACCAGACAATGGTAAGAACTTTTACGTACTTAATACCACACACGGCCGAAAATACCGCGCTGAAGACGGTAACCGGCTTTATCCTTATATCTCGGATCAAGTGCAAGACAAGATTGATACTGTAGTCGCTCCGGCTAAAAGCGCCGCCGACAGTGCCCAAAGCGCCGCTGATGCCGCCATCGCAAGCGCACAAGTGACAAGTGACGCCGTAAGTGCGATTGCTAGTGCAACGGCAGAAGCCAAGCAAGGCGCTAACGATGCAATGAGCCGGGCCAAGAGTGCGTGGGACGTTGCTATTGGAGCTAAAGAAGCTGTCACAAATTTTGATCCGCTCCTCAAAAGCGCCCAATCTGACGCTAGTAATGCAATCGCCCAGATAGCCGATACGGCCAGCGCCTTGAGTGACGCTAAGGCGGCATTTACAAGTGATGTTGCGGTTGCGAAAAATCTAGCTAGTACGGCACAGACAACAGCCGACAATGCCATTAAAAGCGCGTCAAGTGTTGCAGATGATCTAACGACAGTGGCAAACCAAGCAAAGGCCAACGCAAATGGGATCACGAAGGTAACGTCCGATGTGGGATCACTGCAAACCATAGTGGCAGATAACAGCGGGAACATTTCCACGATCCAAGAAACGGCGAAACAAATTCAACAAGCCGTGTCTGATAACGCTGGTAACATCACGGTGGCTAAGCAAACCGCCGACAGTGCCGCCACGGTTGCTAGCGATGCTCGGAGCAATGCTACAGTGGCTATCCAAACAGCGTCACAAGCCAGCATTACGGCTAAGAATGCTAGTGGTCAGGCAGCAAGCGCCGTTATCACAGCTAACGGGGCAATGACTACCGCTAGCAATGCTAAGAGCGACGCCACAGTGGCGGTTCAAACAGCAAGCGGAGCCGGCCTAACGGCAATCAATGCCAATAGTGACGCCACAGTCGCTAAACAAACCGCCAGCGAAGCTAAAGTTCAGGCGTCCAACGCTGAGAGTGACTTCGCCCAGCTATCGATCAGAGCGAACAAGATCGAGGCAAATGTGGCGAACAACTCGGGGGCGATCGCTAGCGTGCAACAGACCGCTACTGGGCTGACAACGACAGTGGCCAAGCTAAACGCCCGGGACGGCATTAACTTATTGCAAGGTACGTCCGCTACGGAGAACGAAGGTCCATCTTATTTTAGTGGGATAGTTGTGACAGCGGGTGATAGCTATACATTCTCTGGGTTTATGTCATCAACTTCGATAAGTGGGGTCATCGCACCTTATATCCAGTTCTACGATGGCTCCGGTACCAAGCTAAAAGAATTCGCTAAGAATAGCAATGTTCCAGTTGCAAGTGGGACATCGTTTGTAGTCACAGGTGTGGCACCAGCAAATGCTGTAACGGCACATGTATTTTTGGCCAAATCCGACGGTTCAATCACGCTCAACTATCGTTCGTTGAAGTTTGAGCATGGTTCACAAGCAACACCGTGGACACCTGCTCCAACGGATGCAAGTGTGGTTTATAACTCGCTCAAAGTCACGGTGGATCAAACCTCCAACATCATCAACGACCCCAAAACCGGGCTTAACGCGACTTACCAAACGGCGCAGGGCAACGCTTCAACGATCAGCAACGTCAAAGGTGACGTAACCCAGCTCCAGACCACCGCTAACGGGCTAACCAGCCGGGTGGGAAGCCTGGAAAGCAAGACGGCCACACAACAAACTGCGATTGAGCAAAACAAAAATGCGATCGCATTGAAAGCTGACCAGACCAATGTGGACACGCTTAAAGGTAACGTGACAGACTTACAAGCCAAGATCACCACGCAAGCCAACGAGATCGAAAACAAAGTTACCCGCTCCGATGTGACTGGCATGCTGACCGGTTATGCGACACAAAATTACACTCAATCACTTGTCACACAGAAAGCTAATGATTGGAATCTGAACCTCACCAGCCTAAAAACCGACGTGAACGCGATTAAGACGACTGGTGGTGGGGTTAACCTGCTACAAGGGACGCGTGATTTTGAACAGTGGGGAACATCCATATCCAAGGTTGCAGTTACCAATGGCCAAGAAACATTTCAAGCCGCTACTGGTACACAAAATTCAAGTAGTTCATATTTTGATTTAATTGTTTTTGGTAATGTACCGCTTGAAAAAGATACCGACTATACAGCATCGTTCTGGGTTAAGACCAGTGAGAATGTTAATATATGTTCATTCCTTTTTAACAGCGGTAGTAACGGCAACTATGCCGATGGTGCAACCACCAACCAATCGACTACCGACTATACAAGAGTTGTCGTGCATTTCCACAACGGAAACAACACTGCAACGCCGAACTTTATTCCAGTCCGGATTAATAAGGCGGGTGTCACGGTATGGCTTTATGGCTGTATGCTCGAAAAAGGAACAGTTGCTCACGACTGGTCGCCAGCGCCAAGCGATATGGCAACGGTAACCAGCGTAACTAACCTGTCGGCAACGGTGGACGGTATCCAGGCACAGGTCTACAACTCAGACGGGACAAGTAAAATCACTCAGCTATCTAATCTGATTGCGACTAAGGTATCGCAAGGCGACTACAACTCGCAGATCAATCAGCTCAATAACGACATCAATCTTCGGGTTAAATCGGCTGATCTAATCAGTCAAATCAACCTGCAAGCGGGGACAGCCTTAATTCAATCCAATAAGTTAGTTCTTGATGCCGGGACAACCGTCTTCACAGGCGAGGCGTTTATCCCGAGTGCGGCGATCAGCAGCATCAGCGCGGATAAGATCATGCTAGGCTCATCGTCACTATGGAACTCCGACGGGACGCTTAATCTGGTCAATCAGAGTAACGGTCTCAAGGCGCTGATCCAGGTCAAACAAGGATTAGTCCAAAATACGACGCAATCAATCATTAGCTTTTCGAGTGACTACAACAACCGAGCATTTTCGGTAACGCCAGTGGGTGCAACAATTACACCAACGTTGTTTTTCGAGCGCTATGATCAAACCGCCGGGCATTGGCTTGGCTTTACCCGTAACGAGGTCAGACGAGATGGCCTAATGTTTCATACGTGGGATGATGAAGGCGAACGCTTTTTCGTCGGCTGTCATGCACGATTTGATCGCAATATCTCGGTTGATGGTAATATTTATCAAGGCACGTGGAATGGCACGACTGGTAAGCCATTAGCTGGTGTTCTGTCGATCCAGTCAGGTAACACGATCTGGTCTGGGAGCGACTTTCTGGCGATTGGTGATCACCTCAGCAATTCATTTACAAATGTTATGGCCAGATCGTTTAGTCAGCAGTCCACGTTGTCGTCCAAGACCAATATTGAAACAGTCGATCCGAAGGACGCACTTGATTTAGTCAACCGCACTGATATTCGATCGTATCAGTACAAGACCGACGTTGAACAAGGCAAAACTAAGCGCTACACGTCACTAATCATTGATGACGTCAACGACGTAAGCAAATACTATGCACCCGATGAATTTACTAACGAGGAACGGACTGGCCGTGATGATGGATCGGCGGTCGGTTATCTGTTCTTAGCGGTCCAAGAATTAACAAGGCGAATTAAAAATTTGGAGGAAAAATTAAATGGATAACGAAACAATTCAAAACTTAGTCAACGACTACGCAATCGAGTTGGGCACGCTGCACTCAAACTTGGTGATTGAGCGTGCAAATAACCGAGCACTACGAACGCAGCTAGATAAGGCAAACCAGGAACTCAAGGAACTTAAAGACAAGCAAGACGCCGACAAGCAAGACACTACTAAGGAGGACTAAACATGAACGTACAAGTTAATAGTCTCAACTACAACGTCAACCTTCAGGATGGCACAATCGACAGCGCAAAAGTTGGGCTTTATGGTCGTGATGAAACATCTGGCGATTACGTCAATGCGCAGATCAAGGTTGAACAATCTGACCTAGCCGAAGGCGCTACCTTTTTAACGGCTAACCCGGCTGACATTGTGACGATTGCCAAGAAGAAGCTAGCGGCTGACACTGCAATCAAGGACGCAACCACCACTCCTCAAGCGTAAGGGGATGACTAAATGACAAAATTAATTGCCTTTGGGGACTCAATCTTTGAAGGCTGGGATGGGGTCAAGAAAGTTGGTGATAACCAGCGGATCCCGGAGCTAGTCGGCAAGGAGCTGGGCTGGTCGGTTGAAAACTGGGCGATTGGTGGCACCAAGTACGACCAGTCCTATACTGGCTTCCCTGGGATTTTAGACCAGCACCCCATCGCAGGTTACGACTATGCAATGTGGATGTATGGCGTTAACAACTTTGGTTGGCCAGATTCCCTCGATACGATTAAGCAGTGCTTGCAAGCCGGGATCACTAAGGCTAAGTCACAAAGCACGGTCACCCAGCTGTTAGTGGTTTTGCCCACGCAAGACTTTCGGTGGGGTGGAACGACACTATACGACATTAACAGCCAGTTCTGGTCACAAAATCAACTTGACGATATGATCAAAGAGGTCGCCCAACAGAATGGGGTGGCCTTTTTAGATTGGCGGGACGACCCGGTCATCACGCCAGAAAACTGCGCTGAAACACTTGGCGATGGTGCTAAAGGGGTTCACCCAACCGCTGACACGATGGCCAAACTGGCTAGTCGAATCGCTGACAAACTCAAGGCGATGGGTGACGCGGATAACCCCGCACCATCACCATCACCATCGCCAACCAAGAACACAACACAACTCAAGCTCGATAGGCTCACACAAGCGTCCGAACTTCTCGACAACCTAACAAGCAACAACAAGCTTGTAGTTGACTATTTGAACGGTATTGATAGCCAAATAGATAATGTTTTCGCAACTGGCACAATCGATGCTCAAACAGTAACCCCGCCAACAGCGGAAACACTCGATCGTGAGGTGCGAAACTATCTTTTTAGCGTGTTTGGTTCCCTTGAGATGTACCTAAACAACTTAATTAAGGTAGCCAATGCTTACGGTGTGTTAGACCTGCAAACTGGGCAAGCAACAGCAACGGTAATTCTAACGCCACCAACGGGGTTGACCCTCGACAGTGACTTCATGGATGCGATCAATGGCTTATGGTCAACAATCGAATCCACACTCAACAACTTACAGTCTTACGCTAATGAATTTTAAAGGAGGAATAATATGGCAACTCTAGTAGGTGAACCCGCCGCCCCACAAGGCAAGTATGTGGTGCTTGATACAACCGTCGGATCAACACGCTCAGTGATCGTCCCACAGCTCTCTGGACACCAGGGGGACGCTGGTCGGATTGTCTATCTGGCCATTAAGGATGGAACTACTCCTCATAACATGGATGGGCAGAAGTTGGTTCTTAAAGCAAAGGACGCTAGTGGCACTCCCAAGGTATCTGACACCATGACCGCCGTTGACTCATCGGCTGGTGGGTTAGTACAGTTTACCGTGCCTTCACAGTTTTACCAGGCAGATGGGCCGTATAGCACAGCTTACTTCGAACTTAGGTCCACTACGACCGACACAGTAATCAGTACGATTAACGTGTCCTTTGAAGTGCTTGAATCGGCCACCATCATGACGACCGGACAAAGCGAGGTCTATAACAATGCGATGAGCAACGCGATGGAATCGGTAAACGCATCCATCAACAACCAGCTCCAGGCTTTGCAAGAGCAAGTTAGCAACGCGGCCACATTGGCTAAGACTGCCCAAGCCAGCCTTGACGCGATCACGGCCGCTGCAAAGGCTAATTCGTTTGCAACGTTGTCTGGTGACAATACTTATTCTGGCAATAATACCTTTAATGGAAAAACTACAATTAATGATCTGTCAAGCCCGACAATCGACAGTCTCAAAAACACACTAACCAACAACATCAATGCCGTTTCTGAAAGCGTCTCATCTCAATTATCTGGAAAATTAGTAGTATCTGAAAATTGGACACGAAACTACACGTTGGGCGGAGCTTTTACGGCACCACAAGGCGGTGCTAATCAGTTTGCGCTAAGCCGCTACAAGATCATGGACGGCTTGTCAATCATTACCGGACGTGGTGACTTAGTTGTCAACTCGGATAACGAGTATTTTGAAGGGACAATCACGCTACCGTGGATCGTTGACAACGCTGACACGGCCTTCGCTCAAATGTATTGGGATTCCAAAGGCGATTACTCCTACACCTTGCCACACTTAGGCATGTGGGATAAGACACTTGGAATCTCGATGAAAGGCAAGCGCAGCAACCAAACGTGCCGGCTCTCCCTCGTGATCTTTACGATGGATCGTTAAAGAAGGTGATTAAATGGCAGTAACAATTGATCCAGCATCAAAGAAATGGGTTATCGATGGTGTTGTCCAAGATGTCTCGGCAGTGGGACAAAGTGGAGCAACGCCAACGATTGACCAGACAACCGGTCACTGGTTCATCAATGGTGTCGATACTGGAATGCAAGCCATTGGTAAGGACGGTAAAAACGGAGAAAGTGCTTACCAACTAGCGGTTGATAATGGCTATCCATCTAGCCTGGACACCTGGCTTGCATCACTCAAAGGCGATAAAGGGGACAAAGGTGATACGGCGTTAAGCGTCAAGGTTGGATCGGTCAAGTCTGGTGATACAACGACAGTTACTAACTCTGGGACGGATACTGATTTAGTGTTGGACTTTACTTTCGCGCCAAAGGATTTGGAAGGGCTAGCTAGTTATGCTACGCATGACGACCTAAATAGTTATGTAAAGACTTCGGTGCTGACTGGCTACTACACGTCCGCTCAGATGGACACCAAGCTCAGTGCGAAGGCTGACCTCGCTATGGTGGCCAACATTGCTGACAAGGACACCGTTCAGAATTTTTCGAACAAGGTCGACCAGCTAACGGCGCTGGTTAACTCACAAGATCAGACGATTGCCGGCTTACAAACCCAGCTCAACACGGCCTTGGCCCAGCTAAAGACGGTCATGGCTAAGCTCAATTCATCGGCCACAACCACGCCTTCGGCGACCTAGTAGGAGGTGGTCTTATGCAATACAAGCGTAACAACTCATTAATGATCACGAGTATTGAGACGATGATTATGGGTCTTGGACTGGTTTTCAATCATCCCTACGACGATCCAACGCGCCCGGTTTTCCACGCGATGAATCTTTTCCAAAGCTGGCCAATGTGCGCATCCCTACTGGTGCTAGGCGGAGGAGTGCTAATCTTAACGATTTGCAACTACCATAAGCACTTTGCAGACTTTGTAGCAACTGTGCTAATGGCAGCGTTGTGGATGGCGTACCTGGTTACGTTTTTTGTCCAGGACGCTTTCTTGCGGTCGTCTGTCTCAGTGGCCACGATCTTAATTGGCTTTGTGTTTATCCGCATCTTGCTAGACGCTTTCTTCCATTTTGAAAGGGGAGTGTGGTGTGGTTAGATGGGACTTAATTTTATCTTTACTCGGCGCTGTTTTCGGTGGTGGCGTGTCGGCCTTATTCGCTTGGCTACAAAACCGCACAACATCAAATGTTGATCAGCACAATGTGATTTACTCAAGCACAGACACCCTGTCCACTAACCTCCGTGAGACGTTAAACCGGCTAAACGAGGTGATGGACGAAAATTTTAGACTAAAAAATCAAATTATCGAGTTACAGAAGAGCATCGATGATTTGAATTACCAATTGGAGCAACTATCTAAAAATAAAAGGTAAAATTGTGGAAGCAAACTCAATTAAGGAGATAAAAAGTAATGAAAACAGTTAATGATATTGTAGAATGGTTGATTCAATCGGGAGCTTTGGTAGTGCTCGTTTTATTTGCATGGAAGTTCGTCAAGCCGTGGCTTGATGCGAAGGCTTCCCACGCCAATACTGAGAAGGCTAAATTAGCTTGGGATTTGCTAGAACAAGTAGCTAACATTTCAGTTACAGCGTTGGTTGGCCAAGATATGACTGGCAAGGAGAAATTTAACCTGGCAGTTAAGAATGTTTTGCAATCAATGCAAAGTCATGGGTTTGCAATTAATCAAGCGGCGGCGGAAAATGCGGTGCAGTATGCTTATGAACATAGTCCACTGACGCCAACGGTTGTGCCAGGCAATGATAGTCAACCAGCACAAGGATCAGTAGCGGCGATTGATCCAAAGGAGGCTAAATAATGGCTTTACGTAACTTATTCATTGACGTTTCCGGCTATCAAGAAGATAGTGTGGAGTATTTCCAACTCGCCAAATCAAAGGGCGTTATGGGGGTCGTGGTTAAGCTGACCGAAGGGTCGGAAGACGGATCAGCCTACGTCAACCCTCGTGCCGAAGCACAAATCCGCAATGCTACCACCGCCGGTTTACACGTTAGTTGCTATCACTTCGCACGCTATACTAGCGACGCAGACGCTCAAAATGAAGCTCGTTTCTTCGTTAAGATTGCCAAGCAGTATGGAATGACGAGTGACACGCTGATGACCGATGATGCGGAAGTCCATTCAGTGGCCGACTATAATTCGGCAACGGCGGCCTTCTTGAACGAAGTCAAGGCTCTTGGCTATACTAGAGTTGGGCTTTATTCGATGAAGTCGTTCTTCACTAGCGGAATCCTGAACAGTCACGGCTTTGGTGATGCCAAGGTTTGGGACGCCGGTTATGGTATTACTGACTTAGGCATTGACAACGCCGCCGCATGGCAATGGACTGACAACGGTCTTGGTATGAGTGTTGACACGTCTTATGACTTTGATGGAGCATTTACGGTCGGCAGTTCAAATTCTGGAGTAGTTCCGTCTACACCAGTTCCAGCACCACAGCCAGTAGAACACGTTGGACATCCGGCAACCGGAACTTACACGGTTCAATCTGGAGATACGCTGTCTGGAATTGCTGATAAGTTTGGAACGACCTACCAAAACCTAGCCGCTATCAACGGGATTGGTGATCCAAACCAAATTTGGCCGGGGCAAGTGCTTAAAGTCACTGGTACAGCTAGTCAAGAATCTACTTACTATGTGCAAGCTGGGGACACTTTATCTAGCATTGCTGCCAAGTTTGGTACAACCGTTTCTAACCTAGTAAGCATTAACCACATTAGCAATCCTAACGTTATCTATGTCGGACAGAAGATTTACGTTGGTGAGGCTAGTCAAGGGCAATCCAACGCCTACACGGTGCAATCCGGAGACACACTTTCCGGGATTGCTGCAAAGTTCGGCACTACTTGGCAGGCTTTAGCTCAGAAGAACGGCTTGGCAAATCCTAACGTCATCTACGTTGGACAAACGTTGACAATCTAACTATATAATTAACCAATAATCCCCCTTACCTTAACTGGTGAGGGGGATTTTTTCTTAAATTATATTAAATCAGAGTCTCTATTTAACTTGTACACTTTTTATTCTAGGCCCAGTAAACCTCCTTAAATATATCAAAATTAAATTAAAATCTAGCTTATTACTTATCCTTAAATAAATTAGGTCAGTATCTTAGGGGGGGATTTGTTAGTTATACCCCCTATCTATAACCTGTTCAAATTTTATGAAAAAACTGTAATCTTAATTTTTGTTGAATTAGAAAATATATTTTTCCATAAATCAGTACTGCTAAATTCAAATAAGGGACGTAGATTTTCTTGTGAATCTATAATTCCAAATTTAAAACACGTTTCTTGCGGATAATAATAAAATTGTCCCTCAGTAAAAAGATTGCTGTTTTGAGATTTTTCTTTTGCTTTTTCTACGATACCTTTTATAAGACGAGGTATTTTCACATCTAGCAGATTCAAATCATAGTTGGAAGTTTTAGCGGTACTATACCATAGAGATTGTCGAGGAATTGCTGTAATTGAATTCCCCACATTGTCAGTAAATGTTGTTAAGGAACTGACTCCACAATTTCTCATTTTAACTCTATCATCAGAAGTAATATCTTGATCTGGAATAACCTTTAAAACATTCAATAAACAGGGCCAATTATTATAAATAATTTTAAACTCTTCAAGATCAGTATAGGCGCCACGACCATGGTGACTGATTTTAATAAAGTAAGCATTGTTTGTTGTAACCAGTAAATGAAGAGTGTTTTCTGTTCGCTTGGCATGATTACTGCCAGTGCTTAGATTGCCTAGATGCAAATGAAGAATATTCCAATCTAGAAATAGTCCGTCAAAGGCCAATTTTGAAGCACTCTTTGATAAATAAGGGGCCACACCCTTCCCATTTTCTAAACGCTCTTTAATTTTATTGTAAGGGCCCTCGATTTCATCGGAAATCATGTTTTTAATTTCAGTAGATTCATTTACAGTAACTGGGTAAGGAATACATTTTCTTATATAGGTTAAATAATTAATTACCAAACACTCATCCGACATATTATTAATGTCGGCATTTCCATTATGTTCATATCTAACAACGTTACATACCGACCTCTTCCATGAATTCATCAGATTATCAACCATTGAACATTCTCCTTTAATTAATGTGTTTAGAAGCATTTTTAACTCTTATTATTAATTTTTATCTCCAGTACTAATATAACAATCAGAGAGTGTCAAGAATGTTGTGTAAAAAAGGAAACTTCGCCCGCATGAATTGGCAATTCTAAAACATCGAATCAAGCGTGTCGTGACAGTCCTTGAATCCCCGATGTGCTCGATTCTCAAATTTATCGTTGTACTCCATCACTTGCGTCATGATAAAGCGATCGAGGGCCCCTTCGTTTGGGAACTGCTCTTTACGTCGGACCATCTTCTTCAGGCTCTTATTGAACGACTCAATTAGGTTCGTCGAGTAGATGGTCTGACGGATCGCAGTTGGAAAACTGAAGAACGTGAATAGATCCTCCATTTGGACTAGATTCTTGATTCGACGCTTATAACTGGACTCCCACTTAGCACTGAAAGCCGCCAATCGTTCTTTGGCGGCTTGTAGGTTCTCTGCTTGCCGAATAGCCTTAAAGTCGGTGATAATCTCCCTGCGATCGTTTTTGCGAACGTACCCTAAAAGGTTGCGCTCTGCGTGGACCCAGCACCGTTGAAACTTCGCCTGCGGGTAGTTAGCCTCAATCGCAGATTGAAGTCCAACTAAACCGTCGGCGATGAACAACTGAATATCTTTAATCCCCCGTGCGCGTAATCCCCGGAGTAGTTCAGACCAAGCGGCTCCGTTCTCGGTCGGTGCGATACGGTAGTCAAGAACTTCCTTACCACCGTCACTTCGAATTCCGATCGCTACGTTAACGGCTTCTCGTTCAACGGTACCACGGCGTAACGGAATGTAAGTAGCATCGAGGAACACACAGACGTACTGTGAGTACTTGAATCTGCGCTCGTGGAACTCTTCAACCAGGTGTTCCGTCCGCTTAGTGATGTTTGAAACCGTGGTTGGTGAGTAGTAGTGGCCGTACATTCTCTCAACCATATCAGCGATTTCACGAGTTGTGACGCCCTTGGAGTACATCTTGATGACCATTTCCTCCAGTCCATCAGTCCGACGTACGTAAGGAGGGAAGAGGGCGTTTTGAAACTTGTTTAACCGGTCCCGTGGGATCGTCAGATTAATTTCACCGTACTCAGTGTCGATCGTGCGGGTGTACGTCCCGTTCCGGTAGTTCACGTCGTCTTTTGATCGGTCGATCCGAGTATGTGGTTCGTAGCCTAGCACCGCAGTCAGTTCATTTTGAAGGAACTGATTAGCGGCCACTTCGATTTGACGACGTAAGACTTCATTCAGGGTAATATCTTTGTCGGAAGATAGCGCTGCGATAATATCTTTGTTAAACTGGTTCAT